AGAACAACAAAGGTCTGCACGTGTGCGTTTAAACATAGCACAACGTAAAATAGCTAAGATAGCTAGGAGTACAGAAGATAATGACATTGCAGAGAAAGCTGCGGAGAGTTTACCTGAAACTTATGCTGTCCAGGAGAAACCAAGCCAAACAGTATTATTTGAGCCAAACCCAGGACCACAAACAAATTTTTTAGCTGCTCCAGAACGAGAAGTATTATATGGAGGAGCTGCTGGAGGAGGTAAGACGTATAGTTTAATAGTAGACCCATTACGTTATTGCAACAACTCCAATATGAACGCTCTCATATTAAGACGTACAAATGACGAACTTAGGGAGATTATACACAAGTCTCAGGAAATTTATCCTCAAGCTTATCCAGGGGCTAAATGGATGGAGAAGAAAAGTCAATGGACTTTCCCGTCTGGTGCTAGAATATGGATGACATATCTTGAACAAGAAAAGGATGTTTTAAGATACCAAGGACAAGCATTCACTTATATTGGCTTTGATGAATTAACACAGTATCCGACACCTTATGCTTGGGATTATTTACGTTCGCGTCTCAGAACTGCTGACCCGTCGCTCCCCGTCTACATGCGAGGCACGACGAATCCTGGAGGACCAGGACACAGCTGGGTTAAAAAAATGTTCATTGACCCTGCTCCAGCGAATAAAGCGTTTTGGGCGACAGATATTACAACGGGGGAAACACTAAGATACCCCAAACATCATTCAAAGGCAGACCAGCCTTTGTTTAAACGACGCTTCATACCTGCTAAACTAGCAGACAACCCATTCTTATATAATCAAGGGGACTATGAAGCAATGCTGTTATCTTTGCCAGAGACACAGCGTAGACAATTATTGGAGGGAAGTTGGGATGTTGCAGAAGGTGCGGCGTTTTCTGAGTTCGATAGAAAATATCACGTTACAGATGTATTTACGATTCCAGACAACTGGAGAAAATTTAGGGCGTGTGATTATGGATACTCTTCCTATTCTGCAGTCTTATGGTTTGCAGTTGACCCGGCTACTGAGCAACTTGTGGTCTACCGTGAAATGTATGTATCAAAATATACAGCCAAAGATTTGGCGTTTGCTATCCTGGATGCGGAAAGAAGTGATGGACAAATCTCGTATGGCGTACTCGACAGCTCGTGTTGGCATAAAAGGGGTGATACAGGTCCTTCCTTGGCGGAACAAATGATTTCAGTTGGCTGTCGTTGGCGACCAGCAGACAGAAGTAAAGGTAGTCGTGTGGCAGGCAAAAACGAATTACATAGAAGACTACAAGTTGATGAGATTAGCGAAAACGCAGGGTTAGTTATATTTAACAACTGCGTAAACTTGATAGCACAGTTACCTGTACTACCTTTGGATAAAAGTAATTCTGAAGACGTAGATACAAAAGCAGAAGACCATTTGTACGACGCTTTGAGATATGGTATAATGACCCGACCTAGGTCAAAGTCTATATTTGACTATGACCCAGCAGCGATGCCAAGAAAATGGACTCCTGCAGATAGAGTATTTGGATATTAAACATGGAAAATGAAAACGAAAATATTGAAGATTTAGTATTTGTCCCAAAAAACCCGAAGGATGAATTAGCAGCTTATGTTATTGAAAAATTTAAATCTGCAGAAGATGCACGATTATATGATGAGCAAAGATGGCTTAACTCATATAGACAGTACAGAGGATTATATACAAATGATACTCAGTTTACTGAAACAGAAAAATCACAAGTATTTATTAAGATAACTAAAACAAAAGTACTAGCAGCTTATGGACAGATAATAGATGTTTTATTTGCAGGACAAAGATTTCCATTAGGTGTAGAAGCTACTCGTATTCCTGAAGGCGTAACCGAGTCCGTAAACTTTGACCCTAAAGACCCTGCTAGTGCCATGGATGAACTAAGTAATGTATATGGTTTCCCTGGTGATGGTCAAGATTTACCAAGAGGTGCAACAAAAGAATCACTAGAAGAGATGAGACTCGGGGCTTTTGAAGATGATTTAGAAAGTATAAAAGACAAATTAAGGTCAGGCACAGGACTAACACCAACAGCACAAACATATTACCCTGCACAAAAAGCAGCTAAAAGAATGGAAAAGACTATTCTTGACCAGTTGGAGGAATCAAATGCATCTAAACATTTAAGAACAGTTGCATTTGAAATGGCTTTATTTGGTACAGGAATAATCAAGGGACCTTTTGCTTTTGACAAAGAGAAAGCTAACTGGGATGAAGAAGGCAATTACTCACCAGAAAGTAAAACTGTACCAAGAGTAGAGTCAGTTTCTACATGGAACTTTTATCCTGATTATGATGCTAATAATATGTCAGAGGCAGAATACGTTATAGAACGTCATAAGCTAAGTTATTCAGAGTTACGTAATCTTAAAAAGAGACCTTACTTTGATACAGAAGCTGTAGATGAGTGTGCAGAAATTGGATTTAACTACACACGTAAATGGTGGGAAACAGACTTAAGAGATAATGAAACTCAATATGACGTAGATAGATTTGAGGTATTAGAGTTCTGGGGCAACATAGATAAAACTATGGCAGAGGCTTCAGGATTAGAAATACCAAAAGAGTTTGAAGATGTAGATACGTTACAGGTTAATGTATGGGTATGTAATAACAAGATACTAAGATTAGTTGTAAATCCATTTACACCTAAACGTATTCCTTACTGTGCCGCCCCGTTTGAATTAAATCCATACAGTTTCTTTGGTGTAGGACTAGCTGAGAATATGTCAGACACACAAACACTTATGAATGGTTTTATGAGAATGGCAGTTGATAACGCTGTATTATCAGGTAACTTAGTATTTGAGATTGATGAAACTAATTTAGTGCCAGGACAAGACCTACAAGTATTCCCAGGCAAAGTATTTAGACGACAAGGTGGTGCACCTGGACAAGCACTGTTTGGAACTAAGTATCCTAACGTAAGCACAGAAAATATGATGATGTTTGATAAAGCACGAGCGTTAGCTGATGATGCAACAGGCATACCATCTTATTCACATGGACAGACAGGTGTGGCAGGCACAGGTAGAACTGCGGCTGGTATCAGTATGCTGATGGGAGCAGCCCAACTTAGTATCAAGAGTGTTGTAAAGAATCTAGATGATTATTTATTACAACCATTAGGAGAGGCATTGTTTGCATTTAATATGCAGTTTGATTTTGATAAAGAAGCCCGAGGTGACCTAGAGATAAAAGCCCGAGGCACAGAAAGTCTTATGAAGAACGAAGTAAGAAGTCAGAGACTTCTACAGTTACTTCAGATGTCAGGTAACGCTGCTGTAGCACCATACTTAAAAATACCAGTAATATTAAGAGAGCTTGGACACGCTATGGACTTGGACGCAGATAAACTTATTAATGATGAGAGGGAAGCATTTAAACAAGCAGAGATATTAAAAGCTGCTGGAGGTTTAACTAGCGAACAGGCACAGGGCGTAAATGTAGCCGACCCATCAGGAGGTGGCGGAGGTAACATTGGTGTAGGACAAGCACCTGTTCCTGGCGAACAAGGATTTAGTGCTCCACAAAACCCAACCACAGGTCCACAAGAACCTGACGTTGCTGACCAATTACAACAATTATTAGGTGGTAGACAGTGATAAGAGACATAGCTAGGAAACTTGTACCTTTAGTAGATAGCAAGAAAAACAGTGACTTATTAGAATTATATATGAATCATAGAATAGAAGAATTGCATAAGTTACTGGAGCAACATGAAGATATACATAATATAGCAAAAGCACAAGGAGCAATCCAGGAGATACGAAGATTAAAAACTCTTCGTGATGAAGTTTTAGCAAGGGCAGATAAATAGTGGCAGTTGAAACTCCTTTACCAAGACCAGAGGGATTAGTTCCACAACGTAAATACACACAAGGACAAGGACTTGGTGATGTAGAACTTAGGGCAGATATAGAACCTTTTTTATATGGTAATCCTTTAGCTAGATTAGGATACGAGTTATATAAAGAAGGCAAAATAAATTTAGTGCCTAGAGACCCCGATGGAGAACGTGATACTGCTGGAACTTATGAGAGTCCAAGTCTTGCGAAAGAAAGAAGGAACGCTCCTCAGGGAGTGCTTAAGTATATACAAAGAGAAGAATTAAACAAAGGTAGAAAAGTTGACCCTTTAAAAATTCTTGTTCATGAGTTAACACATGCAGGAATTGATATTATTGAAGCAAGAGAAAAAAATAGACTTAGAAATTTAGCAGATGAATATGCATTTGAAGGCAGATTAAATGAACCAGTATCCCGACCAGGATTTAATCCTTATGGTTATATAGACTTTGAAGAAGGAGTAGTTCGTGCAGGAGATGCACTAATGCAAGGCAGATTAGGAGATGCACAAAATCTTAAAAATGAAGAAGTTGGAAAAACTGGTTTTGATTTGTATTTTAAAAATGCTAGGCGTTTAAGAGATAGTGCAGAAAATAGAAAACTTTTTAAACAAGATTATTTAAACATATCTAAAGCAGCCCAAGACATTCTCAATCAAAGAGGTATACCTCCAGAGGCTACATCTCCTTCAGATACCAGAGAAGAAAGTTTTGGAAAAAGTTTTAAAGATTTTTTTAGGACATTAGTAGGTAAAGACAAAGAAAGAAGCAAATTAAATTATTTAGGATTTACACAACCTATTGATGATAAAGGAAACGTATACGATAGAGATGTATATAATCGTGACGGAGAACTGTCTTTGGGATATATAGACCCATCAGACCCATCTAAACTTAACAAAGGAGCAGCACTTATGACAATGCCATTAACAGAAGCAACAAGTAACCCAACAGGAAACAAAAGAACTAAGCCACCAAAGATACCTAGAGCAGCAGCAACTAAAGTTGTTGACCCTAGAGATGAGGCATTAAAATTAGTAGCTAAAAAATTAAAAGATGACAAAACTCAAGTAGGCATACCACAACCTGTTGCTCCTACACCTGTGGTTTCTGCTCAACAACCTATGATGACTGCTGGTTTAGCTGCTCCTATGATGCCCCAACAAGAAATAACTACCATGAAAGAGGGTGGCACAAAGTCTAAAAAGGGTAAAGGATTAGCTGTGGTAATTGGTATGAGCGGTGAACAGCCAGAGTATGAAGAAGCTTCAAAAGGCACTCCTGCTGACCCACCTCCAGGTGCTACATCAGATGAAGTCAAAGATGACCAACAAGTACTACTTAGTGAGGGAGAACTAGTTGTACCAGCTAACGTAGTTAGATACCATGGTCTTGGAATGTACGAAGGATTAAGAAGAGAAGCGTTACGAGGACTAGGTGAGATGGAAGATGCTGGTCAAGTAGAATATATTGATGATGGGATTAAAACTGCACAAGCAGGTATGACCATTTTAGATGCTCCTAATGTTGCTACCTCTCAAGGCATAGCAAGACAACAACAACAATACAACCCTGCATTAGGACAGTTTGGGACAGCTACAGTTCCTCAAGCGGCATCATCTAGATTTGTAAGAGCACCTGGTTTCACAGATACAAACAGAGATGGCATAGATGATAAGTTACAACCTAGTGTTAGAGGACTTGTTTCACCCACAACCACCACTGGTGCCATAAGTCCAGCATCTCTTACATTAGGTCCTGTAACCGACCCTAATGTTGTAGTAGGTGCTGGTAATGTAGGCAGCTACCAACAAGACCAGACATACAAACCAGGTGATGATGAGGGTACTCCTGTAGATAACACTATTCCTCCAGTTGCACCAAGTAGAGTTGTTCAACAAGGTGGCGATGGGGGAGGAGGAGACCCTGAGATTGCTGCAGGTTTAGGAGGAGCAAGAACAACTATTGGAGGAGTAGACTATGCCGTACAATATGATTTCTCAGGTAATATAATAGGTCTTGCTAATGTAGCTGATGCGTTGGCTACAGGCAAAGCTAATTTTACAGTACCAAATCCAGATGTTGTAGGTTTAATAGAACAACAAACTGCAGGACAGAAAGCAATAGGAACAGCAGCTTTTGCTCCTGTAGCTAATGCTTTTGGATTTTTAGAAAATAATAAAGCAACTATAGATGCAGGAAAAGCTGCTACAGCAGCGTTAGATTCCTATAGAGGTCAAGTAGGCATGCGTCCTCAAGACATGCCTATGGGAAGACCTAGTCAGGCAGTTATAGATGCATACGCACAAGAAAAAATTAACCCTAATGCTCTTGCTGCACCTGAAATGAAAGCTTTAAGTATGCCTGCTAATTATGAGGAAGCAGTAGGTAACAGAGGCACATCTGATGCAGCACGATTAGCAGAATTGCAAGGAATACAAAATACTATTAGTGCTTCTCCTGAAGATAAATCTATATATTCAGATTCTCTCGGAGGGTCTTTATCAAAAGAAGAAGCTGAATTTTTATCAGGAATGACGGATACCATAACTGCCAGTGACCGACCAAGAGCCACATCTGGTATAGAAGATGTTCCTACGCAATCTCAAATGGATAGAGATACAGCATTTAGAGAAGCAGCTGAAGCTAAATCTAGGAAAGAAGCTAGAGAAGCTCAGATGGTAGGTATGGGAATGGGATTTGCTGCTAGTACAGTTGCTCCTGGTACTCCTACTAATGATGCTATACAAGGCAAAGGATACAGTAGTACAGGTGCTGCACCTAAAGGTTCACAATATAGTTCCACAGGTACATTTAGTACAGACAGTTCTGATGATGATACTGGAGTAGGGTCTTCTGGAGACTTAGGTGGTGCAACTGGGGCTGGATATGGTGCTGGTTCAGAAGGCACAGATAGCAGTGATGATGAGTCAACAGGTTCAACTGGTTCAAATGTAAGTCAAACTGGAGGCACATCAGGAGTAAGTTACGCAGATGATGCACAATCTTCTGGTAGTGGAGGAGGCGGAGGAGGATGCTTCATAAAAAGCACTAAAGTAACATTATCCAATGGTAAAAAACGTAGTATTGAGAAATTAAAAAAGGGAGACTTAATTTTAGGTGTAAATGGAAATGTAAATACAGTGTTAGGATTAGAACAGATTGTAGCAGATAAAGATACAATTTTTGTAAAACCTGAAGGATACACAAGTTATTTTATGACTAATAATCATCCTTTTTACTATAATGGTAAATTAATATCTTATAATGCAAAACGCAATAATCAATATAATCCGTGGTTAGGAAATGTTTTAGATGCAAAAAAATATATAAAACATAAAGAAAAATTTGCAAATAAAAAACAAATGGTGTATAATATTTATCTTGATGGTGACCATACATTTTATGCTAATGGTTTACCTACACATAATATAATAACTAATGGTTTCATATCTTTTGCATTATTATATTCTAAGTATATATCAAATGATGATTATTTACATGATATTGAGTATACTCAAGGTGTTAAGAATAGATTAGTAAGATTAGGATACTCTAAAATTGCATATCCAATAGCATATGAAATAATGAAACAAAGTGTATTTGGAAAAATATGTGCTTCTATATGTAAACCTTTTGTTACTATGACATCAAGCATAGCACAAAAAAAGAAGTCTTCTACTATAATTAAAACAATAGGATATTCTATTATATATCCAACATTGTACATAAGAGGATTATTTGTGCGATAACGGCATTTGCCGTAATTGGCTACCAACCCCCCAACATGGCTACGGTTGCCCCAACAAGGAGAAGTAATATGGCTGATATGGCTGTAGAGCAAAAAATAACTAAAACCCCAATAAAATATAAGCGTAATGATAATAGAGAAGAGTTAGAGTTAGAAAAAAATCTAAAAGAAAGAGACGAAGCTCTTGGCAAAGTTAAAGCTGAAGAAGAAGATATTGCTGAAACAGAATCTTTAACACCTGAAGAAAAAACATTTAAGAAAAGATATGGCGATTTGCGTAGACACGCACAAGAAAAAGAAAAGTCATACCAAGATGAGATATTTAACTTAAGGCAACAATTAACACAAACTGCATCTCAAGAAATAAAATTACCAAAGTCAGATGAAGAGATTGCACAGTGGTCTCAGGAATATCCTGATGTTGCTAAGATTGTAGAAAGTATTGCTACTAAGAAAGCAAAAGAGTTAGATTCTTCACTAGAAGAAAGAATGAAGTTAATAGCAGAAAGAGAAGCACAATCTACTCGTGCTATGGCAGAAGCAGAACTCATGAGAATACATCCTGACTTTGAAACTATTAGGAATGACCAAGAGTTTCATGATTGGGTAGAGCTACAACCTAGATGGGTTCAACAAGCTTTATATGAAAATGAAAGTGATTCTAAATCTGCAGCAAGAGCTATTGACTTATACAAAGTAGATATGGGTATTACCTCTACACCCAAAAAGAAGGCAGACCCTTCTAAAGATGCGGCAAAAGCTGTAACTAGAGGTAGCTCAAACACACCTTCTGCTACTAAATCAGGACAAGCAAATCAAATAAAAGAGTCTGATGTAGCAAAGATGAAACCACATGAGTTTGAAAAGAATGAAGAAAAAATAAAAGAAGCAATAGCTTCTGGTAATTTTATTTATGATATGACCAGACGCGGTTAATATTTTTCTTTACTTTTTAAAATTTGTATGGTATAAAATGTATAAATAGCAGCCCATCTTTCTGATGACCACCTGTTTAATACATTTTCACGAATTATACTAAGAAAAACTACCTAGTTTGAATTAGCCCCAAAACGGACACCTAATCGCAGCTAGCCTTTTGATTGTGTATGCACTCGTATTTTTATATTAGCCAAGGAGGATAACATGGCTTTCCAAACTGCGGCTGGATACGGGAATTTACCTAATGGCAACTTTAGTCCTGTCATATATTCCCAAAAGGTTCAGCAAGCTTTTCGTAAAACCTCTGTTGTAGAGTCAATCACAAATAGTGATTACTTTGGAGAGATTGCGAATTATGGTGATACTGTTAAGATTATCAAAGAACCAGAAATCACTGTAAAAGAATATGCTCGTGGTGTTAACATTCAACCACAAGACCTAGACGATGAGGACTTTTCTCTTATCGTAGATA